ATAATGGTATGTACAACGGCGTGGCGACTGTCACAAACGCTTCGGCGACTGTCACAAGTTCACCGGAGACTGTCACAAACACCTCGGCGACTGCCGCTGTGATGATGGCACCCAGTGCTATCGGTGTAATGGACAATCAAGACAGCTATGTGCCTGAAAAATTCTTGGGATACGTTCCTTACGGCAATTTTAACACCGTGAAGGATGTTATCAAGTCCAGAATTTTTTATCCGATGTTTATCACCGGGTTGTCTGGAAACGGCAAGACCTTAATGGTCAAAGAATTGTGTGCTCGCCTTAAACGTGAATACGTCCGTGCCAACATCACCATTGAAACTGACGAGGACGACCTGATCGGTGGTTTCCGTCTCCTTAATGGCGAGACTGTCTGGCATGATGGTCCTGTTGTGACCGCCATGAAACGTGGTGCGATTCTTCTCCTGGACGAGATCGACCTTGCCTCAAATAAGATTATGGCCTTGCAGCCTGTCTTGGAAGGTTCGTCAATCTACCTGAAGAAGATTGGCAAGTGGGTACATCCTGCTGAAGGGTTCAACGTTATTGCTACGGCGAACACCAAGGGTCAGGGTTCCGAAGATGGACGTTTCATTGGCACCAACGTGCTGAACGAAGCTTTCTTGGAACGTTTTCCTGTCACCATCGAACAGCAGTATCCGACTGTCAAGATGGAAGAGAAAATTCTTAATAATGAATTTTCAAAACATGGCAAGGAAGATTCCGAATTCGGTACCAACCTTGTTAAGTGGGCTGGCGTAATCCGCAAGACCTTTGAGGAAGGTGGTTGTGATGAAATCATTTCGACTCGTCGCCTTGTGCATATCGTAAATGCTTTTGCTATCTTTGATAACAAAATGAAAGCGATTGAGTTGACCGTGAATCGGTTTGACACCGAAACGAAGGAATCATTCCTCGACCTGTACACCAAGATTGATGCAGGCGCTGAACCAGAATCCTTGACGACCTCTGAGGAAGTCGATGACGATGACCAAGAGGAGGAAGATGGCTTCTAATGATTGGAAGCAAAGGGGGTGCGGCTCTTGGGTGACTGGGAGCCTTAACCTGATGCTTGGAAATGCACCTATAGAAGGCTCTGTTTTTAATTACGAAAACACATTTATCCTGCCCCCATTATTTTTTTAATTTAACCGAGAAATGAAAATGAATTTTCAAAAACTCTTAAAGAAGTATGACCTTAAAGTGAAGGCTGCTCTGACCATCAATCGAAAAGATATTAGTGGTGTTAAATCTATTAAGACCGCCAATCTTTTTGAACAGTTTGGTGAGGTTCGTAATGTCATAGGACAAAGTTTTCCTGGCATATACATTTGGTTTACTGCTGAACTTGTCGAAGGATTGTCTGCTGAGGATATATTGGCCAATCTAGAGAAGTATATTGTAGAAGCTCTATATATTGGCGTTTCAGATAATTTGTTGGATAGACTTAATGTACCAAGGTGCAGTAATGCAACAGACAATGCTCTGTCTCGTTATATGTTCGCACATGGATTGGAGAAGTCTGACATAGTAGCTCTTGCCATCACTTTGGAGAATGGTGAGATGGCATCAAGTCCAGTATTAAAGAAAATAGAAACTGAACTTCACCAGTATAACCAAGAAAATCGTGATGATGGTTTTCGCCATACTGCTGCAGATTATTCTGCTAAGGGTGGCAAACTAGGTACTGATGCTACGAAGGTTGATAGAGTAATAGATAGTGCAACATCTGCGGAATGTAATCGTTTTATCCTTCAGTGTCTTAAAAGGAAGATGATGATAGATTATCAGGAACTGATGGACAAATTCTCTGATAGTTTAGATGATGGACTAAACTCTATGTTTGAGGAGGTAGAGGAATAAGGTTGACATAACTCTCTATTTGTGTTAAGCTGGTCCTCGATAAATAATATTATTGAGGACTTTTTTTTATGCGCTACCAAGATGAACAGTTACAAGACCTATTAGATAAATCTAGACAATTGAGAAAAGATTGTATAGATGTTTTAGGCAAAAGAAAACCTATTAAGGAAATTGAACGTACAGAGTTTGACCATATAAAGAATGCTTTGAATACTTTAGAAAGAGGTATCAATACCATTTTGCAGGTGGAGAAGTATAAGGGGTAATGATGTTAGTACATGATAATATTGAAGCGAGAATGAAATCTCAAAGAATGAGATTTGAGAATCTTGATAAAAAGAAGATTAAGGATGCTACTGCTAGAAATGTTTATATTGCTAAACTTTGTAGTTTAAGTAAAGTGGAAAAATTTGTACGAGATGGTAATGATGGAAAGGGCTTTGTTTATAAAGGTCCTAAAGTGAAACCCCTGGATAAGAAGGAGCTAAAAGATGAAAAAGGAACGATATTAAAATAGAGCAGTATAATATAATAGGAGATAAAAGTCCAACATAAGACAGTTGGCCATGGGGACGCCCATGAACATATAGAAAAGTCTAACGCTCTATAGTTACGAACAAGGCTCTGATTCAACCGATATCCTCTGACTGACAGTTAGCTAAAGAACCCCACGGTATAACGGTGGGGTTTTTTATTTGTATAAATAATAAAAATTTGGAGAAAACATTATATGACACAGTTAATTAATCCTGGAAAGTTCACTGAGGCAACGACCCTATTGAGGTCGTTTTTTTTGGCCCGTGGCTTTCAAGAGGTACATACACAAAATAGATTATCAATATTAGCAGCTTGTGAAGATCCTACTACAGTGGCAACATACAATTATGCTGGAGAAGTATGGCCACTTCCTCAAACCGGCCAAATGTGGCTTGAATACGAATTATTAAATAACCCCGATGTACCGGGGTTTTTTTGTATCTCCACATCCTACCGGGAAGAGAAAAACATTACTGAGGGTAGACATGATATTATCTTTCCTATGTTTGAATTTGAGATGCCAGGAGACATCAATGATTTAGAACAAATGGAACGAGAGTTATGTGAACACATGGGTTTTGGAAATAAACATAGCATTGTAGATAAAGATTATCTAGAGTGGTGTGAATATTTTGATTTGTATAATGGTCAAGAATTAGAACATGACCATGAACAAGAAATGTGTAATCGTTGGCAGGGTAGAGTTTGCATGATTAAAAACTTCCCTAATTACACAAGCCCTTTCTGGAACATGAAACAGAATGGTGATGGTACTGCCGCAAAGATAGATGTTATTATTTCGGGACAGGAAACAATCGGTTCAGCTGAACGATCTTCCGATACTGATGAAATGCGGAATATGTTTCATACTATCTCTGATGGTTTATATGCAAATTTATTATTCGACACATTCGGTAAGAATAGAGTAGAAAAAGAATTAGACGATTTTCTAGGTCTAGATTTCTTTCCTAGAGTAGGTGGTGGTATTGGTGTTACAAGATTGCTTCATGCCATGAATGATTATGGTCTACGGCAGATTGTAGCTAATATGTAAAATAATTCCGGGGTGGCGGAACAGGCAGACGCACTAGGCAGTTTACCTAGGGTCCATTGGACGTGGTGGTTCGATCCCACCCCCCGGAGCCATTATTTATTTTTATCCTTTTTTCACATATAAATATGGGAGAGAGGATATTATTATATGGCATTTTTAGGACAAGATGGGTTTCAATGGGGTATTGGTGTTGTAGAGGATAGATTCGATCCTGAGAAGTTAGGTCGAGTTAGAGTTCGCTGGTTGGGTTTACACAATGACGAAAAACAAAAAATACTAACCAAAGATTTACCTTGGTCAACAGTTATGCAACCAGCTACCGCTACTGCAATGAGTGGTGTTGGTCATAGTTCAGCTATTGTTGAAGGTACATGGGTTGTTGGGTTTGCTAAAGACACAACATTATTTGATTGGATTGTTATGGGTGTTTTGCCAGGCAATGCAACCAAAACAGCATTCGTGGGTGGTATTGTTCCAGGAGATGGTATTACAGATTCTACTTTTGGGGCTAAACACTATGCTAAAGCTTGGGGTAAAAGTAGAGGTTATTATAAAGAATTTACTGAGAATACTTCAGGTGATAATTTAAATCCTAAAAAGTTTTATGATTATGAGATAGGATTTTTTGATCCTACTGTAGACCAACGAAATATCCCACATCCTCCATCGGATGCCAGTTATGGTAATCCGGGTGCTGGTGGAGGTCATGTATTTACTCCCACAATAGACCATGCAGAAATAAAACCTAACGATCCAGATAAGGGTCTTGGTCGAGTAATGAATCATTCGGATGCTGCTGGTGGAGATCATCCTGCTGTACACGATTTAGATAAAGAAGATAAAGCCTTATGGGAGTTCGTAGGTAAACCTCATGTGCCCTATGCTCGTCTTACACATTCTGATGCTTTACACAAGATGTTTAAAACAACTCGTAGACTTACCT